CGGTGCTGGGGATGAACGAGAAACTGGCAGCGCTACTGTCTCCCGACTTGGAGCCATGTGAGTTGCGGGGCTGTAAGGGGTACCAGCATGCCGAGTAAGTACGTCAAGCGATGCGCCCGGCGTGTCCATCCCTTCTGCTACGAATACGCCAAGGGGCACGCAGGTGCCCCGTTTGGTGTCGAGGCGGCGGTCACCCTCACCGACATCCTTGCCGACCTGAGGCACCTCGCTGCCCTGTTCGGCGTCGACTTCGATGAGGTGGTCGCCATGTCCGAACTGCACTTCCGGGCTGAGGTCCGTGGTGACGACGACTGGAAGGGTAACGACATGACACCGGAGGAGGTGCCCCGTGGCTGACACCGTGGTGGAGATGGAGTGCCGAAACTGTGACGCCGCCGACCGGGTCACCCTCCCAACGGAGGACGTTGAGGCGTACATGAGTGGCGACGTTTACGTTCAGGATGCCTTCCCGTTTCTGAACAAGGCCGGGCGGGAGATCGTGTTGCAGGCGTACCGCAAGCACAGGGGTTCGTTCCACTGGTACATGTGCCCGACGTGTTGGGACAAGATGGAGGACGGCGAGTGAACATCACGCCGCGGGGATACGAGACGACGCTGACGAGGAAAGAGCTCCTGGAGGCGCGGGACAAGGATGCTGCCCGGTTGCGGGCGGAGTGGAAGGCCGACAAAGAGAGAGGAACAACGATGATGGATTGGGAAACGCTGTACCGGAGGTTGGTGACGCGGCTGGAGGAGATAGCCGACAGTCCCAGCGCAACAGAACGGATGGTCGACTATGACAGGGTTGCCCGTGCCCATGCACGGACGGCGGCGGACCTGCCGGTGGGGGAGGACGGATGACCACCTACCTCGTCCAGATCAAAGAACGGTGGGACTACGAGGTCGAGGCGGACTCCGCGGCTGAGGCCCAGGAGCAGGCCACCGAACTCCGTTCCTTCGGCTTGAAGAACTGGAACAACCCCGGCGACCCGCAGTTGTACGACCTTGGTACGAAAGCGAAGGCAATCTGATGGTGCCCTACCGTGTCCACCTCGATGACTGGACGGTCGCCCTGTATTCCACGGAGGTGGGACTGACGATCACCGTGTCGAACTCGAAGGAGCCGGAGCATTACCTCACACGGGTGAGGGCCGATGTTGCCCTGCGCCGGTACTACATCGGCAGCCAGTGTGCCGGGGTGCTCAACCCTTCGCCGTGGCCGACCTTGGAGGCTGGGAAGCCTCCGTCGAAGGAGGCCCTTCTGGCAGCGGAGGGAGCAGGATGAAGGTAACGCCACGCCCAGCGATGCAACAGTGGGAGATCCTGCTGGACCTCGACGACGTGACGGAGATGCTGGAGCAAGCCAGATCGCACGAGGTGTTCGTTCTGCCCCGCAGCAGTCTCCAGGTCACGCACGTTGACCGTGCCCCCGGTGGTGACGATCTGGTCCGCATCTGTGTGACGGAGGTGGCAGATGGGTAACTGCGCCAACGTCGAGTACCACACCTGCACGTCCGTTGAACGGGGTGAGGAACCCGACCTGAGGCCGGGCGACGACATCTGTGTCCTGTGCATGTGCTGGAACTGTGAGCGGTGCGACGTGCTCATGGACCTCGACTGCGAGATGAGGGTCCGCGACGAGCAGGGTGGCTTCGAGGTCGTCTGCGAGAAGTGCGTCACCAAGGAGGACACCTTGTACGACGACTGATGCCGTGAAGTGGGACACCCTGACGTACAGGTAGAGACAACAACCATTCCAACAAAGCCATCAACCACCGGGAGGTAACTGTGGCAACACCAACCAACCCTGACGGAGAGTTCCTGACTCCCACCGTGAGCATGGAGAGTCGCCTTCGCGAGGCCCAACGCACGCTCCTGGGCGTGCATGGGCCGTTCAGCGAGATCGTGGCGAAACCCCACCTGTTCGACCCTGCCGGCATCCACCGGATCAGAGCTCTGATCGAGTCGTTGGATAAGGAGATACGCAAGGAAGCCGACCGGTATTCAACGGTTTCCGGGTGGGAAACACAGCGTGGGTAACGGCGCTGACCCTGTCTACGTTTTCGGTACCAACCTGCTGCCAGAACCCTCCATATTCGGCATTGCAATGCGGAAACATTTGGACGAATACGGCGATGACCATGAGATGGTTTTACGCCTTTCAGCGGAGATAGCCCACAACCTGGAAGGGTTGAAGATGGCCGTCGCTTTCGTGCGTCGACAGGCCATGCTCGACGCCCAACTCGACATCGGTAACGGGGCCGAGGTTGGGCGCCTGGCCGGCGTGGGTCGTGTCCGTTCGCATGAACTGTTGAACCGTGCCATCGACGAGCGGATGCACAACGTGGCGTTGACGGATGTGGTTCCCGCCTTCTCCGACGCCCCCCTGTATGATTGACCGACGGTACCCCAACCCCCCTTTAGGGGGGGTTGGGGGTAACGGGGCCACCACCGACCGGGGTGCGCCCCCGCTGTCTCACCTGTATGCCATACTGGTTCCATGATCGAGATTCCGATTCGCCAGAGTTTCCTGAACACCTTCTCGAACTGCCCGGAGCAGGCCCGTCAGGAACGCCTGGGTCTGGTCCGTTCGCAGGAGAGTAGCGACATGTTGCGAGGCAACATGGTTCATGCCGCTATCGAGTATTGCGGTAATGAACTAATGCATACGGGTAACAGGGTTACCTATAGGGAAGCATCCGAATACATGGATGAAATCTCATCCGGTCTTGCCGGAGGGGTGGAAGTGTGGCGCCATGAGTTTGAGACTGTGGTGGATGTTGCCCGAAAGAATCTCAGTGTTTGGCACGAAGAATGTTTCCCGAACCTGATGGTTCCAACAGGTGTCGAGCAGTCCTTCCGCACCACCCTGGATGAACGTGACGGTGTACGTCTGGTTCTTACTGGAACCGCTGACTGGGTTCAGGATGACCTGATCCTGGACTGGAAGAACCCGAGCCGTGAGTACCTGCCGTGGGAGCAGAAGCGGTGGAACCTCCAGGCCAGCGTCTACTGTTTCGCTTTCGGGATACCAGACTTTGATCTGGTGGCGTTGGTAAATGGGAAGGTCCAGGTCATTCGCATTGAACGGGATGGCTCCGAGGTTGAGGCGCTTCGGGATCTCTGCTGGTCTGTGGCTGCTTTGATACAATCTGATCTGAAGGTCTGGCCTAAGCGTTGGGCGGGATGGCATTGCTCACCGAAGTGGTGCCCCGTCTGGCAGGCTGGTGAATGCCGAGGGAAACACCTTGGCTCTACACCCTGGTAAAGGGGAGAGAGAGAGATACAGCATGGATCGGGATTCTTCGATCATCGCTCAGGTTGCAGCAAAGGTGGCAGGCTCCGTCTGCTGCGGGAGCTCCGACATTGACAAGTACCTGGGCTGCGTGGAGGCAGTCCACAATGACCTGGTGGAGCGTGCCGGTGCCGGCATCGTTGCTCAGGTGTTCCCCGGAGCGGTCACTACGGCTGCTCCTGCGCTTGTTGTGGCGCCTGGCCCGACCCAGCAGTCGGTTGCCGCTGCTCCTGCCCCTCAGGCGGCTGGAACAGCCCCCGGTGGGGCTCGTGTGGGGGCGAAGATTTACCCCCGCGTCGACTTCTGTGTCGGTCAGAAGGCCGACGAGAAGCAGGCTGCGTGGAACGTGTTGGCGTTCCAGCCGAACGAGTGGTCCGACGGTAACGGCGGCACCATCAAGGTGTTCGAGGTCAAGGAACACGGCGACGGCACCACCGATCTTGCCAAGAGTGGCAAGAACTTCCCGAACTTCTCCGTGATGAAGGAGGCGTTCACGCACATGGGGGTCACCGTGGGGAACAACGTGGGCCTGTGGGTCAACGATGGTGACAGCAACGTCCCGTTGAAGGTGTGGGATCAGGCCGCTGGTCAGACCCAGGCCGACGCCGTCGACTTCCCGTGGGAGTCGAGGCGGTCCGAACTCCAGCAGTACGCCTACGGTAAGTGATCGAAGGCGCACCTGTTGCGCTCAGTGCGGCTGACATCGACGCCCGATTGGAGGGTGCCGATGTTCAGCCCGCTGGCCGTAACTATCGTTACTTCCAACCCAGCCACAAAGCGGTCGACAAGTGGGTGGAATACGCAGCGGGGAGCCACGACAGGTTCTTCCTGGGGTTGGGAGACATCGACACCAAGATGCGTGGCGTGTGGCCGTCGGACGTTCTGGTGGTCACGGGCCGTGCCCATAGTGGCAAGTCTGCCGTGTTGCTGTCGGCCATAGCGACGAACCTGACTGCGGATCCAGACTTCCGCGCTGTGATCTTCACACCGGATGAACCGGAGACTCTGGTTGTCAGCAAACTGTACGCCCTTCTGTACCTCCAGAACCTGGCCGACGTGGAGGAAGGGTTGCAGGCAGGCGACCCGACGCATCGGCAACATATCGAGGATGCCAAGGACACGTTGGATCGGGTGCAGATATTTCCGTCCGCGATGGCGTTCGATCAGATGAGTATTGCCCTGGCCGAGTGTGAGGACTTCTGGCAGATCCGTCCACGGTTCGTGATGATCGACTTCCTCGAGCAGTTGCCGGCAGCGTCCGGTTACGAGGGTGTGTCATCAGTGTTGAAGGGTGTGAAGGAGTGGGCTGAAACGGAGAACCTTCCCGTTGCCCTCGTCCACCAGTCTGGTAAGAGCTCGACGCGGGGAATGTCGAGGGGAATGGATGACGGTAAATACAACGCTGACGAGTATGCCATCCTCCAGTTGAATGTGTTTCGCAAGCGTGACCTTGCGAAACTTGACGACTATCAGCGTCGCATCCATTCGGTGTCCATCTCGTTGGATCTGTGTAAGAACAAGCGGCCTCCGTGCCATACGACCAATCCCCCTATCGACTATTACATGGATCCGCACTGTGGCCTTGTCCGCGAATACTACGAATCTGACATTCCTTCGGATGACCGATGGATGATGTAGTCGATACCTTCGCCCGCCTGCACCAGGGTGGCCGTATAGCCATCAACTACGACGGTATCCGTCCTCTGGTCAACGAACGGGGTGAGGCGTACTCCGCTATCGGTGAGCCGTACGAGGATGCCGTGCGGGGGCACCTGGAGGGGGAGCCACCCATTGGTGTGTACCCCCTTTTCAGGAAGGACTATCAGCGTACCGCTGAGTGGTATGTGAACTGGTTGGCTGTCGACCTCGACGAGGGTGAACCCGACTTTGTCCATGCCTGCAATCTGCAACGGTTGTTGGAACGGTTCGGCATCCGGGGTTGGATTGAGCGGTCCCGGTCGAAGGGCTTCCATGTGTGGGTGTACCTGCGGCAGCCGTTGACGGCGGAGATGGGACGGGAGGCGATGCTGGGTGCGTGCCGGCTGGTGGACGTACCCGTCCGCGAGGTCTACC